AGACTAGGCAAACGTGAAGACCCAAAGTATATCACATGCCGTAGATACAAAAGAAAGACAGCCAAGAACGGACAGCAGGTATGTTTATACAAAGGGGCAAACGATACATATACACTAGTGGTTGAAGGTCAGTGTCCTACAGAGTATCGTTGCAAATATGATCCTAACGGTAAAGAGCCTAACATAGATAGTGTGGTTGACTCACTAAATGACAGTTTTAAATAGGAAATAATATGTCACTACAACCAAGAAAAATCGGTGAAACTCAGGCGCAGTATAATCGTAGAGTTGGTAAAAGACCACCACGAACAGTTGGTAGAATTGGACAACCACAGAAGGTTGAAAAAGTGTCTGTTATGCCACAGGATATGAAAGCCACGATACCAAACCAAGAAGTTATAATAAAAAGAAGACCACAGCAACCTCAGCCTGAAAAAGCTACGGCTTTTAAGCCAACATACACACCTCAGCAAATAGCTAAGATGCAACAAGAGGCTCGTGCAAGATTTCAGAAACAATTAGAAGAGCGAAAAAAACTAGCAAAGGAACAAGCACGAGTACTTACATCAGGGGAATTAAAGCAATTTACTGAACAACAAAAAGAAGCCATACGTAAATTTAACGAAAGCCGACAACAAAAACCACGACAACAACAAGCTATTGACCCAAGAACAGGTAAGCCTCCTACACAACAGCAAATAGCTGATAGTAAGCGTCGAGCAAAAGAATTTGAAAAGAAAAGACTTATTGCTGAAAGATATATGAGAGGGGAGATAGGACGCAGAGACTTAAGAGGAACTTTTAGTAGACAAGAGATTAGAAATATTGAAAAGGGATCAGTCTATAAAAAGTTTATGGACGGAAAGATAACAGACAGACAACTAAGTAGAAGTCGCATGTTTTCCCCACGAGAAATCAGAGACATTAAAAGACAACTACGAATTAAGCGTATGTCTCCTCAGGAAAGAATAGCTTATGGGGAGAGACAAAGAAAAGAAAGACAGCGCTTAGATAAGATGGCAGAGGACAGACGAACTCAGCCACAAAGAAGAAGAAGACGAATAAGAGATGCCTTTAGACGTATGAGAGAAGATGCTCGTAGCAGAATGGGGAGAAGAAGAAGACCTACACCTACAAGAGGCACAGCCCCTGGACGATATAGAACAAGAGGACAACAAGAGAGAGCCACAGGAGTGAGAATACCACGAAGAGGCAGAAGAGGAATAATATAATGGAGATAGATCCTGTTATATTTTGGAATGTAGTGCTGACCCTCATCATAGCTCCTGCTGTGTGGGCATTTAGGAACATGATGGCAGAAATGAAACGTATAGACATACTGCTCAACAGGACACGAGAAGATTACGCATCACGAGCCGAAGTAAAAGATGAGATGCAACACGTAATGGAAGCATTACACAGGCTAGAAGATAAGTTAGATAGAGTTTTAAGTAGGGACGTTAAATGATACCTGAGAATTTACAAAACAGAAATGTAAGACGCTTTAAAGGTTTTACACCACAACAAGTAGCACAGCTACTAGGTAGTAAAGGTTTAAAGCCTAACAGCAGAGAAGCTGCAGAATATCTTGGGGCAATGGCTGAAAGAGCAGAAGAGATACTGCAGAACGCTAAACCCATGAGAGCCTATCAAGGGGGTAGTGTTGGTGGCTTTGACGCTAGATCAAGAAAACTATTTGATGCTGCCGTTAGACGTACAGCAGGGACAGACCCTAAGTCTCCTGAGGTACAACGCTACCTTGACAACGTAATTGAAACTCGTGGTAGACCCACTATGGTTTATCCTACTACGGCTGATCCTCTTCAGGGATACCAAGAGGGAGGGACAGTTGATAATCTTGAAGATATGCCAATGCCAGGAGGACCTTATGAAAAACCTGACAAGGGTTACCCAGTATACGGAGGTCCTGCACCTGTACGTCCTATTGATCCTGGTCTTCTAGAACCTCTACCACCTCAGCAACCTGTAGAGCCTCAGCCACCTGAACAGCCAATAACACAAGACCCTGTTCAACGTGATCCGTTACCAGATCCCACAACTTCCCCTGACCAAGGCGCTGATCAACAGCTTCAACTTGATCAAGCACAAAACACCTTGGCTGCCGAACAAGAAAAGCTTAATGTATTACAACAACAATTAGCTAACACTCCATTAGATGACGAAGCTGCTAGAGAAGAATTAAAAACACAAATAGAACAGCAAAAACCAAACATTACGTCTGCTGAATCGGCTCTTGCTAGTGCTTCAAAACAGTTTCAAACAGTTGCTGTGCCAACGGCTGCAGAGGGTGTAGGATCTGCTGTAACAAGACCTGAAGATCTTTTGACGAAACAGCCTGTTGATAAAATAGTAGCAACAGATGATCAGATAATAGACGAAGGCACAGGGCAAGTTACAGGAGACATTGATCCTACTGTAACAACAGGGACAGCCGACCAAGCTGATGCTATAACTGCAGATGATGCAGCTCAGGTTGATACTACAACAACAGTCGATGATGTGGCTGCAGTAGAGCCGGAGGAACGTCTTGGGACTATAGCAGAAGATGCCATAGTTGAAGCACAAGAGATAGCAACAGAAGATCTTAACATAAGAGATGTTGAGGCTGCCCAAGGAACAGGGCAACAGATTGACTCTACTTCTAAAAGAACATTACAGCAGGGTGAGCTTATATCAGGGGCTGCCAACGCAGAGCAAGCTGCTAAATTCACAGAGGGCATTGAGGCTGCCACAGGCGCTCCTTCTACAGCTGCCACAGTTCAAGGACAGCTTACTGACCTCATGTCTGACTTTGAGGGTAACGTGCCTCCTCCTTGGGCTGCAGGGGCTATGCGACAAGCCACAGCTATTATGGCAAAGAGAGGCATGGCAGCAAGTTCTATGGCAGGACAAGCTGTTGTACAGGCTGCAATGGAGAGTGCTTTACCTATAGCCATGCAAGATGCACAAACTGTTGCAAGCTTTGAAGCACAAAACCTTAGCAACAGACAACAACGTGCAATGTTAGCTGCAGAGCAGAGAGCGCAGTTTATGGGCATGGAGTTTGATCAAGAGTTTCAAGCACGAGTCCAAAACGCATCTAAGATAGCTGATGTAGCTAACTTAAACTTTACTGCTGAACAACAGGTAGCCCTCGAAAACGCAAGGCTTGCACAGACAATGGATCTTGCTAACCTAGATAACAGACAAGCTGTGGTGATGGCACAAGCTGCCAATATAGCACAGGCAGATATGGTTAATCTAGAGAACAGGCAACAAGCAGCAGTGCAGAACGCACAGAGTTTTCTGCAGATGGATTTGAAAAACCTCGACATACAGCAACAGAATGATATGTTTAAAACACAGTCTGTTATGCAAAGTATATTTACGGACGCTGCAGCAGAAAACGCATCCAAACAGTTTAACGCAACAAGTGAAAATCAAACCAATCAATTCTTTGCAAACCTGCAGTCACAAACTAATCAGTTTAATGTTTCGCAATCTAACGCTATGGAGCAATATAATGTTGGACAGCAAAACGCTATGGAGCAGTTTAAACAGCAGGTTAAAAATCAAAGAGAGCAGTTTAACGCAACAAACGGTCTTGTCATAGCACAGGCTAACGCTCAGTGGAGACAACAGTTATCCACAGTAAACAACGCAGCCCTTAACGATGCAAACAGACAGAACGCATTACAGGCTAATGGGCTGACACAGAAAGGTCTTGACGAGATATGGCAGAAAGAAAGAGACTTGATGGCATATGCTTTTGCTACAGCAGAGAGTGCTGCAGAAAGGCGAAACAAGTTGTTACTCAACGAACTAGACGCAGAGGGTAAATCAGATTCTGCGTTCTCAAGTGCCTTGGGTACACTTGGTGGGGCAATAATTAATGGTATATTTGGATTATTTTAATGGCAACTTCAGACTATAAAAACGCATTAACAAACATGAGAAACTTCATACTTGGTGGAGGGTATGTTGCAGGAACTATGTCAGGTAAAGATGTAGATCCTAAAACAGGGAAGAGAAAACAAGCAACAGATTCTATTATGGCACGATCTCCAACACCTAAGGACACTAAAAACGTACAGGAGTCAATGGAACTTGGTGATGAAATAAAAGCACTGAACAAGATATACGAATTACAAAAGGCACAACAAGATGTTGCTAATGAAAACGTAAGCAGTTATGTGATTCGACCTGGCGACACGATAACAGATATCCTTGAAAGAACAGGCATGTCTTTTTCTGAGTTCTCTGCTCTGAATGATGACATAACAGGGTTAAATACAGGAGACAGAGTGCAAGTAATTAAACGTGAGGTACTATAGTAATGATACAGGCAAGATTTGAAGCACCTATTCCAGGACAATCACTAACAGGTGAGCCTAAACAATATCCTTGGGAGTCGCCTCCTGAACTAGACAAGGTTGGAGATGTTATAACTTTCTATGTGGAGAAATTGTCTTCACAAGAAGTCATGGATGATTTGTTTATTGCTTTAGACGAGGGCTTTCCACTAAATATACTTGTAAAGAGTATGTTGTCTACAGGTGTCATGGAAGGTATGCACAGCGTAGATGTCAGCATGATAGTTGCTCCTGTTCTACACGAGTACATATTAGGGGCAGCAAAGATGCAAGGCGTTAAAGTCAAAGAGTTTCCTATGACAAAAGACGAACAACTAGAAGAAAAAGAAAAGAGAGCTTTGGCTGCCACAGTTGAAAGAAGTTTAGAAAAATCACCAGAAGAAGATGAGGGTAAAGCTTTACTAGAACAAGCGTTATCTTTTGTTAAAGAGGATGAACCCATAGCTGAAGAGGGTATGCCTGAAACAACAAAAGAAACAACAATGGAGGGCGAAACTCCTGAGGAGAAGCCTATGGGTCTTATGAGTAGAAGGGGTGCTGAAGATGGGGTTTGATGCAAAAGCATTTGCTGCAGCGTTTGCCACTGAGATTGCAGGTGGCATAAAGGAGAGAACAGAGGAAGCAAAGAAGTTTAGGGAAGAGGAAAGGGCAAAGGCTGAAAGAAACTTAACTATATTCCAAAAAAGAATGGCACAAAAAGATGCTGTAATGACATATGCGAACACACTAAAAAAGCTAGGTGCAACAGACGCTGACATAATGTACTTTGCTAAAGATGGTCCTGCTGTGTTGAAGTCAATACATGATACAATATCTGATAAGGCTGAGAAATATTATAACCTTACAGGTAGCAAACTTACTTCTGAAACTGTTAGTAAGATGATGAATATACCAAAAGGTTTTGAAGAAGCAGCGTCAAAGTATGAGAGTTTAGATAAGTTCCTTGACGCAGGGTATCGACTATCACAAGAGAATGATGAATTTGAACAACCTGAGAACGAAGAGATACTAGCAGGTAACTTCCTGTTAGGCATCATGGGTGTTGGTGCTAAAGAAAGAGTTAAACGAAAGCTTGAAACAGAAAAGTTTATAGGCGATACAACCATAGGACAGCTAAACAGAATAGCTGCACAACGAGATTTTGTTGATGTGTTTGGTGGTGAGTTTAGCAGAGCAGCCTTAGACCCAACCGTAGGACCTAGAATACTAGACAGTAACGAAGTGGCTGATATTAAGAATGACACTAACCTTGAGCTAGTAAGAAAGACCACAGGCACTAAGGGTAATAATAATTTAACTGCATTTATGATTGATAAACTAGGAAAAAGTGAAAAAACTACAAAAGAAATAACTGCCATATTTGCAGCAATGAATGACCCAACAAAAGAGGCTACGTTATCTAAAGATCAAAAAGGTTACTTGAAAGAGTTCAAAGAGAAGATGTTGTATAATGCGTTTATGGAAGAGTCAGCAGGTATGAATTTAAAACCAAGTGAGGTAGCTTTCTTTGGTAAGGACATTCAAGAGGTGTATAAAACATATGCAGGAGGTGACACGGATACCACTGATACTACTGATAAGAAAGATGAAGTGGGTGATGGAACTGAGAAAAAAGATACTAAGTTATCTTTTAAAGCACAAAGAATAAAGATGGATGAGATGATTACTAGTGGAGAACTAAAACCTGGCGATGTTCATGTTCTAACTAAAGAAGATGGCACAACAATAGAATACACCGTTCCTGAAGTTAAGACTGAGTTAGAGCAAGAGATGGATGAGGTAAAGACTAAAGAAGTTTTAACTAAAGAAGCGTTTGATGCGTTAGAAGAGCAGGTAGAAAGTCTAAGTATGATGGATCAGTTTAATTGGAAGGAGCAGTATGGTCTTACTCATTTTCCTGATGGGAGAAAAAGATCTTACGAAGAATACTTAAAAAACTTTAAACAAGATGTAATGAAAAAAACAACAAGCCTTGAAAATAAACAAAAAAGATTAGAAAGAATAAGAAAGCACAAAGATAAATTTAAAACAGGGATGGCAGGACCTTAATGGCAATGACATACGAAGACTTACTAGCTATAGAGGCTGAGGAAGAAAAGATTAAAACTCCATCTATTAAAAAAACAATGTCTTATGAAGATTTGTTAGCTATAGAGAGAGAAGAAGAGGGCGAAGAACCTGTAAAAAAACCTAGAGAAACACTACCAACTATTGACAAGAACTTGAAGGTTGACGACATCGTTAACACAACTTCTTATGTGGACTCAATAAGAGACTACATGATTGATAGAAAAGGTAAGCAATACATATCAAAAGATAAAGAAGACGTTGTCGATGACTTCATTGCTCACATGCGATACTTCAATACTAACGAGGCATTTACTATAGATGAAGCTCGTTATGTGTCTATGGCAGATGGTGATGCAAAAGCAAGAGCAGGTAAAGCCTACCAAGTATACGACAAACTAGGTAATGTATTTGTTAACGATGGGCTGTATGGGGCTGTAAGTGGTGTCGGAGACTATCTTGGTGCTATTGCAAGCTCTCCCTCAACCTACTTTGGCTTTGGTATTGGCAAGGGGATTACACTAGTAGGTGGTAAACTAGGAGCTAAAGCAGTTAAAACTGCAGCTATGAGAGCTGTTAGAGACGTTATGAAAAGACAGGGGATATCAAAAGCAGATAAAAAGACTCTAGCTAGAAAAGCCTACGATGATGTTGTTAAAAAAGCTGTAAGAAAAAGAACAAAGCTTAACATAGGACTAACAGGTGTGGCTGATGCTAGTGTTGCAGGATATCAAGACTTCACTTTACAAAAAGATATTGAGATGGAAGCAGGGGCTAGGGAAGACTTTAACTATTTGCAAACAGGGTTTTCTGTTCTTGGTTCAGGGTTAGGCACAGGGCTATCCATATACGCTGCGACTAAAATACCTGCAGCAAATCAAAGAGGACTGTCAGGAAGTGTCGCAAACAAAATTGCTGAGGCTAATAGAGTCAAGGCAACAGAGATGTCTGGCAAAAACAGAAAGAAGTTTAATGAGGAGTACCTTAACAGAATAAAAGAACTAAAGAAGGTTGACTACACAGGCTTTGAGGAAATGGTTAAGGCAGGTAAGAAACAAGGAGACGACATACTCTACGCAGATGTGTTAAACTTTGTTTTCGGTAAGAAGCCTGTTGAACTAGATAAAGTTCCTGTGAACAATAAACTGTTAGGTAGCAACTTACCTGTCAAATATCCCCACATAAAACCTGATGATGGTGCTAAGATAGGACTATCAGAAGACATAATTACTATGGCAGAGAAAGCCGGAGCAAAGTTTCGTCCTAATATGAACAACGCTCAGAAGTTTGCAAAAGCAATAGGCTTCTTAGACGATGAAACCCTAGAGCAAATAACAGAGATTGTTCAGGATAAGTTTGGTATTAGCTTGGGTAGAGTGGCTGATGAATACTTCCGAACAAACCTTAGCAACAGAATAGCAAGAACAATTAATGAAGGCTCTAACATACTCCGTTCTGTACAACGAACTGAGAACAACTTAGATCAAGCGCTAATAGAGGGAACAGTTCAGTCTTTAAATGAGAGAGTGAGTGTAACTGATCCTAAACTTGGTAAAGGAGGTAAGCTAGACTACATACAAAATATATGGAAACGTCTACTTGTTTCTGCTCCTGCTACAACAGCAGCTAACGTGTTTGGCTTTGGACAATACTACCTAGCTAACTCTGTAGCAGAAGTGTTACAGGGAGGGATGTATCTATTAGGGGGAAACACACAGAAAGCTAGTGCCTTGTTTAGAATACAGGGCAGGAAGTTTTTGAACTTGCTAGACCCATACAGCACATTAGACAACTACGAACAACTACTCAAGACAGACGACAGACTAGGCAAACTTCTTAAAGAAACTCTAGCAGGAGGTATTGAAAGAACAGCCAAGAGGTTTGACTTTGACCCTGAAAGTAAAACTTTCAAAAGAACAGAGTTTGGAGTGAACCTCGCTCAAACTATCTCCCTAGTTAACCTTCAAGACAGCCTGACAAAGAGTCAGATGTTTATGACAAGCATAGACAAGTACCTTAGACTTAACAAAGGAAAGAAACTACAGGAGGTCTTAGAGGGAGGCAACCTGTTAGACATTGATGAAGACGTTATGAACAGAGCAATGAGTGATACACTGAGGTCTGTTTTTTCTGAAGATTACACAAAGAGTAAAAGCTTTGGAGGATTAGCAGGTAACTTTGCTAAGATAGTCGAGCAAGCATCTAACACGCCAGGCGTAGGATTTGTGTTGCCCTTTGGTAGGTTTATGAACAATGTCATGGCTACAGCGTATCAGTGGAACATTGTTACAGGAGGTATGGAATCTGCCGTGGCATTGATGAAGGGAAGAAAGATGGACGCAATGGAAGCGTTCTCAAAGGCTGCTGTTGGAACTACTGCCATAGCTTCTGCTATTTACTTTCAAGAAGACCAAGCTAAAAAAGGTTATAATTGGAATGAGTTAGAGACAGGCACAGGGGAAGTCATTGATACAACAAACACATTCCCCCTATCGCTTCTTATGATAGCAGGTAGAATAGGTGCTAGAATGAAGAATGGAGAAACTGTAGATAAAGACTTAGTACAGGCTTTTAATCAACAGATAGCTATAGGACAAGCAGCAACAGACGTACAGTTTGGTAATGACCTGTCAAGAATACTAACACTTGCGTTTAACAGCGACCCTGACTTCAAAGGTAGACTACCAACTATGTTTGAGGGGGTCATGTCAACCTTGGGTAATGTTGGCGCAGGGTTTACTAGACCACTATCTTTACTTAACACATTGGCAGGATATGCAGCACAAGAAACGTCACGCTATGATATTACTCCTCAGATAGATAGACGACTTGCAAGAGGTGGCTTTGAAAAGTTTTCTCTTAACAGTTCTAGATATGTAGATAATATTATAGAGGGTATACTTAGTGTAGTTAACGGAGAGACGACACTTATTGGAGAAGAAAAAAGAGTTGCATCAAGAGAGGGGAGTGTCTTTGATCCTAGTCCCTACAGGTCTGCTACAGGACAAAGAGTAAAACAACCTCGTACATCTGCCAACATTGTGTTTGGTATGGTTGATAAGCCTGAGTGGAAAACAGGTATGTACACAGGGATACCTGAGTTTGACAACTTTGCTAATAAAGTATTAGCGCCTTTAATTGAGAGTGAAGCAGAACTACTCCTAAAGGATGAAAGCTTTATTAAAGGTAACGCTGACTATAAAAGAAAAAAAGTTAATGAGATGATGCAAGAAGTCAAAGGTAATATGCGAAAGTATCTAACTGCTGTGCCTAAGAGTGAGGAAGGTCTGCTTTACAGAATGAAGAAGCTTGATTCAAAGCCAAAAGCTGCACTAAAGAGGGCTAGGGAAATAACAGAAATAAGGGATATTGATATAAGAGATATGTCAGAGCATGAAATATCTATGCTTGAGGCTGCCCTAGAGTACATAGCTCAGGAATAAAAAAAAGGGGAGACTAAGCTCCCCCTAAGTTTAATACCATTTGGTATATAATTTAAATGGATCTGATGTCCATGAAGATGTTGTAACTCCAAGAGCTTTTAACTCTTCTCGCACAGCTTCATCGGCAGACTTCCGTGCTTCCATAGCAGACTTTAGACCTGCCATCCTTTTTTCACGATAAGCCTTTTTCATATCAGCAAGTTGTACTTCCAACTCTTTGATTTCCTTTGCCATATCTTCAAGACCAATATCACTTTCCATATTTACCTCCGTTTTTTTGAAAGCCTTTTCTGCTTCTCTCCTCGCTGAAGTCATGTCGCCTCCCCAAGTTGCGATAATACGCAGCATTGAAGCCACGCTCCCATTCTTTAGAAGCTACACTTCCAAGGTGAAAGGGATTACCTCTCACAAAGACACTGTATCCTTGTTCATACGGTTTCATCGTCACTCACAAAATTAGTTCTATCTGAACACGCTATTATTAAAACTGTACTGTTAGGGTACGTCTTATCTAAATGTTGTTTTAACGTAGTGCTAATATGATTACCGTTCTTAGCTATATAGTCAATGCACTCTTTTTGATTAGCAAACTTGTTACCTTTGTACTCTAAGTTTTCTACTTGACCATTGAACAGTATAGTAGCAAATATAACTATCATATTCATGTTATATCCACAATCTCACACGAATCTCCTGAGCAAGCAAACGTCTGAGAAGATTGTGTGTTATCTTCCTTCTCATAACTTTGAAACTTACTCCAATCTATATGTCCGAACTTACTGCTAAACTCATTGTATACCTCTTCTGTACACTCTTGATAGGGTGCTTGCTGATAAGTATGATCGGAGTGTGGTAAGAAGGATACACCTGACATCTCGTCAAAGTGTTTGAAGACAAATGCTCCTACTTCCATCCACTCGTCATCTCGCACAGAAATGGTCACTGACGGCTTGTGTTCACACCAATGCCTCTGATATGTGAGCCACGTTTGTAGCTGTTCTATGGCTGTCATATCGTCTCTCATGGTTGATTTTCTAGGAGACTTCATAGGAAAGCTAAACACCGTGTTGGTATCAGGCTTCATCACATCAGGTTCGCTAGGCACACCACTGTCTACCATGAAGTTAGTGAGAGGATCTTTATTATCACCTCTAACAGTCCGAATATAATAAGAACTGTGGCGAGGATGAATCCCACTGCTTGAATCAACAAGCTGACTGACTGTCCCACTAGGTTTGACACAGGTGATAGCAGTGCTTTGTGGTATTCCGAATATTGCTGCCCACTCTTTGTTTGTTTCAACTGCGATTTCTCTGAGGGATTCAAGTGTTCTTTCAAGTCCATGTTTATTTCCACTAGTCAATTCGTTATCCATTATCCCTGTAAGGCTAACACCTAGTAGTCTCTCCTCTTCAGTGTTGTTCTTCCATATCTTACGTAGATAAGGGAACTTAGTTAAGGTGGATTGTGCTGTACCAAGTATAGTAGCAAGCATTACCTTCCTCTTCAGATCTTCAAACTTATCTTTTTCTCGTATCACAACCTCCGTCAAGTTGCAGAACTGATAAGGTCTAAGTATTATTTCACTGCAAGGATTAGTGCCAAACTCATGGTTAGCATCTCTCCTGCCAAACTTCTTTGCCTGTTCCTTAGCAGATACTCTATTAAATATACCACGCTCACCTGACTTAGACTCAACAAGGGATACCCACTCACGCAAGAATGTCTCACCATCAGGCTTGGCTGTGTAGCATACAGAGTTATTAGAGAGTGCCATCTGTGGTGCTGTCTCCCACCACTGTCCTGACTTAGCGTGTCGCATACGTCCATCAGACAGATTAGACAAACTAATCATAGCAGACCTACGCACACCACCTGACACTACAACCTCTCCAACCTTACACATTAGGTTGTGGCAATCGTAGCTAGATAGTTTGCGTCCTGCATTGTGCTTAAATAAAGATGTGGTAAAGTTAAATAGATCAAGCAAGGGAGCAGGTCCTGATGCTCTACCACCAAAGATCTGTAGCCTAGAACCTGCAGGTCTAACCTTTGATACGTCCCAATGTGGCGACTCCCCCATATAGAGATGTCCTATAAGTTTACGCAACGCTCTTGCCCATCCCTCTTTGCTGTCCTGTACATCTATAACAGTGTCAACCTGTTCTATTGTTTGTGGTATCTCAGGGAGTTGATTGACATACTGTCTTTCCACAGAGAACCCAACACCTGTACCACACAACAGTATATACATCGCCTCGTCAAAAGACTTTGGGTCATCAACAGGCAGATAGCTACAGTTGTATCCTGCAGTGTTGTCTCTTTCAAGGGCAAGACCTGCTGTCATCAACGCTCTCATAGATGGCATAACTTCTAGTTTGGTTATGGAGTCCTTTAACTGAGCGATAGGTAAGTTTCCCTTTACCTTCAACGACATAAAGTCAACGTACCTGTTGACAGTTTCTTCCCATGTTTCTCTTCTGTTTTCGTTTGGTAGCCATCTAGCATACCTAGAGATAGCTATAAATTTTTGATAATCGTTCATATGTTTGTTACCTTTATGCTGTTGATTTCAATGTCGTCAATATCGTAAAGAAGATCTTTAACTATGTCGGATACAACTTTTTCACCTTCTTTTTTTCTAGCTACCATATCGTAGGTTACAGGAAGATGACTAGATTCGTCATCTATCTCAACCTCTGCTGTAATCTTAAACTTCATTCGATCATACTCCTGTTGTTAATATCCCTAATCATTGCCCTAAGATACCACTCTGCCTTTTTCAAATCTTCTACGCCATTCTTATAGCGCCAACGGTGAAGATATTTTATCACATTGCCTTGACAATAGGAAGAAAACTCTGCACCTAATTGCTGCTGAATATAATCAATACACTCCATACCACCATTATTGTAGTGTGGAGGGCTGTTAACTGTATCTACTTCCACTTGCTCAGTGTCCCTAGTTGTATTCGCTTCTTCTTTTCTGTCAACCATTTTTTAGGTATCTCCTTATCTGTCCATTTAAATTCATACTTATCACACCAATCACAGTATCTAGTGCTTGATCCTTTGTTAATAACATTGTATGCGTTCTGAAACAGAAAGCGTATATCTAGCTCAGGGTATTGTTCTTTTATCAACAGATGCTTTACTCTGTCCCTTGGTCTAAACCACCCTTTCGCCTCAATAATAATACCATTGTTAAGAACAAAGTCAGGCTTATAGAGTCTGAACATTTGTACTGCGTATCTGATAGACATCTTTTCATATCGAATCCTTTGTTTAAGGAGGCGCAACTCTTTGGCTACGCTCTCCTCAAACTTGCTCCTAAATTGTATCTTGGGCATCAGCTAACTTTACATAGTTTATCAAAGGTGGTGTAGCTGACTTAGAAACTTTTGATGGAAGAACCTGAAGATTATCCCAACACTTTTCTCTGTACGAGCAGAAGCTACACTCAATGCCTAGCTTCATGTTACCACTAGGCTTGCCATAGTAAGTCTCAGCTACAGGCTCGTAGCATCTCTCAAATGGCTCGTCATTATTTATGTAGTCCACAGTGTCTTGTATCTTCTTCAGTTCTTCTTCAGTATCTACATCATTAGCACTAACGTATTTAAAGTTTCCATTAGCCTTGTTTACAACCCACCATCCACCGACAGGAACACCTTTCGCTTTTGCGTAGCCAACGAGTTGTGACACATACCCAAAGCTGTCTTTGCTCTGTAGCGTTTCAAAGTCTATGAATTTGTTTTCGTATGCCCAAGGGGAGGCTGACTTAACGTCATCAACCTTCCCATTTAACACGAGGTCATAAGTCCCATCAACAGACATATCATTCAGCTTTAATGACACCTTTTCACTATCGCCAAACTCTACTTTGGATGCTCTCAATAGCCCTTTGAAAACAGCCTCAATAATATCGCCCAATATCATGTTGATGAGAAAGTAGGGAGAATCAGAAATCTTTTCATCAGGATGATTCTTCTCAAACCACAACTGACACTTCTTACGTCCAATGTTAGACATACGAAGTTTAAACTTCTTCTTTTTCTCCCCTGAGAATTGACGACCCAACGCCTCTTTTACATCCTTGGATACGAGGTTAAGAATATCCTTACCCATACTAGCTTTGCCTAGCATGACGTTTTGTAGAAAAGTATGGATCGCCACTTCTGCAGGATGGTTCATAAGCTACTCCTCAATCTCAACAACATTGGAAGCAATAGCATCCTCCTGATCAGATAGTTCATCAGGTCTGCGATGCTCCTCCCACTTGCTAATTGTTATTGAGTTCATAGCCTCAACCCACTCAACAAAGTTATTCAGCACTTCTTG